GTAAGACATATCATATCGGTCAGTTTGACTTAGGATCTGGAACACCTAGCCTCCCATCCAATACAGATTTGGGTATGGGTTATGCACGTTATAATAGTTCCAATACTACTGTTACTGTTGTACTGAAGCAATCCGATTCTCCAACCACGGGAGATAACATTGTTTCTTCTAGCGGTTCTGGTGTATCAGTTCTCGATAACGTTGCAGACCTCAATGGTAGAAAGTATATTACACACCGCATCGAGCGTGCTGATGGATACTCGCTGCAGTTTGTTGTTAGAGCAAATATCACCAACATCTCCGCAACACTGAATCCAGCTGGTGACCAGAACGTAATTGGTTCCGCCAACTATGTTTTGGCATCTCTTCGCAACTCTCCATACGGTTTCGATAAAGTCAACATTTCTGATAGATTCCGTGATGGTGGCACTGCAATCAAGACTAACCAAGAGTTTATTGCAGAAGAGGCATATGCATATGTCAAGTCCCACTACGAAAACTCTCAAACCAGAACATCTTCTCTAACCATTGGACCAACCACTTTCGCAGCACAAGCAGAAAGAGTTACTCGTCCAATCACATCTTGGAGTGTTGCTTCTGGTAAGGCAACCTTCCTGGTCAAGAGAGGTCATAACCTGTTCTCTAGTGATGCTGGAACTGCAATTCAAGTTACTATTGCAAGTTCTGGTAACGGCACTGTTGATGGAACATATGACATTGATGACATCCTTGATGATAAGAGATTTATTGTAGATCTTGGTAGTGCAGCTGCAGATGGTCAAACTGGCACTGCTGGCACATTCAATGATTTCCAGAAACCATTTAGAACACCTGGTAGCGAACCATTTGCAGATCGCTATGCAGATGCTGCAGATAACATCTATGCAAACGCTGAACTGATTGCTGAGGAAGCAGTCGGTAGAATGCTTGCTGCTAATGGTGGATTTACTATCCCAACTGGAAACCAATCTTGCATCGATGATGCTAAAGACTTCCTCCAACTGGCATTGGCACATAACCTCAGATGGGGTGGTAATGACAGAGTATATGATGCTGCCAACTATTATATCAGAGGTGCACACGTTGCTGGTGAGCAAGATCGATCTGTAGAGGTCTTCAATCACTGCCGTGACATGGCAATTCAAGCCATGAGAAATGAGACTATTACAAGGTCTCATACATCTATTACACAATATACCCACACAGTAACTGTTGATGCTGCAACTCCAGCATGTCAAGATGTTGCCGCTTCAATCACAACCTTAACGACTATTCTTACCAATGCTATCGGTACCAACTCTGGCACTGGTAACCTTAACGGTGTAACCAGAACTGTTGCTCCTGGTGACATTCAGTGCATCGACGACGTACAGAAGATTCTGAGAGCATTCTCCCATGACTTACGTTATGGTGGTAACTCTAAGACTATTGAAGCAGCAAACCTCTATATTAGCGGTGGATCTGTTGCACACGTCCCAGAAGAGGTTGAATTTACTCGTGCAACATTTGCAGCTGCAAAAGAACTAGCAATTGATGCAATTAGAAACCAGTTAGAGGATGGACAATTCTCTCAGATTGCACCAGTTGCAAATGGTTCTATTACTGTAGATAGCAGTGCACCTGAGTGTGCAAACGTTGTATCTGCTCTGGTTACTAACTGGGGTATTTTAGACAACGTTCTTTCTAGTGGAACTGCATATAGCGGAACTGTAACCGCTCCAGATCCAGTTATCTCTGAGCAAAATAATGGACTGTATTCTTTCCCACTGCTTTCTAACAACCTCGATCTTCCAGTTATTGAGGCATCTCCATATATCCAGAACTCCTCTCTAATCTCCTTCCTGGGTGGTTCTGGTTGTGAAATTGACGGTGCTAAGGTCGCTACACCAAACGTACCACGTCCAGGTCTGAAACTGAATGCACAGGGCAACACCGTTGCAAACTTCGACCCACAAGGTAAGTCGATGGTTGCTAACGCATTCACCATCATCTCCTTTGGTGGTACTGCATATAACATCAGTAATGATGGTTACACTCAGTTGGTGTCTGTCTTCGCAATCTTCTGTCAAGATGGTATCCTTTGTCAGTCTGGTGGTTACGCTTCCGTTACTAACTCAGCATCTAACTTCGGTACGTTCGCACTTCGTGCAACTGGTTTCAGAGCAGATCCATACGACTTTGATATCGGTGTTATTGATAACATCAGTGATGACTTAGATGGTAATGGAGTTCCAACAGGTAGACAGGTCATCCGTGTTAGCGGTACAAATCTGACAAACATTCCTGTTGAGGACTACATCATCAGAATCAGTGGCACATCACCAACAGATCCTGCAACTGAGCACATCATTCTTGAAACTGAAGTAATTAGTGGTAGTGTAGGCACTCAAATTACTGCAGACATCACCACTAACAGGGCGATGGACTACACTGATAGTACAACTGGTGATCGCTATCAGTCTACTAATAGCCCTACTTATGTTGCTGGAAGTTTGCCACTGAGCAATCTTCACACAAGAGGTATCCAGTTCCACAGACCATCTGTCTGTAACTCTTCTTCCCACACTTGGGAATTCTCTGGTTCTGGTAACACTTATGCTGCACTGCCTCAGAACGGTGGTGTTGGTCTTGGTACTGCATACGAAGCATCTGAACAATCCTTCGGTCAGGTTTATACCTCTGGTACTAACGAGTTTGGTGACTTTAAGGTTGGTAATTTCGTTACCATCTTCAACAGAACTGGTGCTATTAGTTTCGTTGGTACTGTTAGTATCTCCGAACTGTCCTCCATTAAGATTGTTGGTGGTGCAATCACTATTACAGGTTTCTCCGATGATGATAACCTGGGTGGCACATTTGCATCCGATTCACTGCTGCCAACACAGGCATCCGTTAGAGATTATATCTCCAACAACCTTGGACCATACCTGAACCAACCATATTCCACAAATGCAGTTCCATCTGCTCTGGTTCAGTTGACCTCTTCAGGTAAGATCAATATTGACCAGATCCCTGCTCTGCGTCCTTTCAACATTACATCTGTCACATCTCAGGCAGAGCGTCTTGCTATTGAAGATGCTAACGCTGGTGATATTGCTATTGAGACGAGTGCAACTACCTTCAGCGTTGCATCTAGTTCCGTCAATACTAGCACAGATGCAATTGCAATCACTGGTCATGGAACAAATACTGGTGATCAATTAACATATTCTTCTGGCAGCAGTGACATTGGTGGTCTTGCTGATGGTAATGTTTACTACGTTATCAAGGTTGATAACGATAACATCAAACTTTCTACCACTGAATCTAATGCCAATAATGGCAGCGCAATTGACTTAACATCCCAAGGCACAGGTACACATACATTTACCACACAAGGTACTGCAATCTCCTATATCTTGGAGAATGACCTTGAAAGTCAGTTCTTAGCATTTGCACCTAATAGCAACTATGCATTTACTGCTAACGATATTCTCGTTGGTAGTTCTACAACTGCTCGTGGTACTGTCCAGTCATACAACGATGGTCTGGTCTACAACTTTGTGATCAGTGATGGTGGTTCTGGATATACTGGAGACTTTGCACTCACAATCGGTACTCCTGATGATCCAGGTGGTACACAGGCAGCTGCTACTGCAAATGTCACTAACGGCAGTGTAACTAAAGTTACTATCACCAATAAAGGTTCTGGTTACTACACCCAACCAACTGTACAGGTTCAGGTATCTCCTGGTGGTGCGTCAAATAACGCAAGCATTTCTGCACAAATTGAAGCTCGTGTTGATATTGATATTGCAAATAATATCAAGTTTGATGCTGGCGACTTCATTCTTGACCAGTCTCTTGCTAACGAAGGTACGGGTACATATTCTCAGTCAGGCACAACTATTACAGTTAGTGAGACTGGACATAACCTGTCTAACGCAGATCTTGTATACCTTGATTTTACATCTGGCGGTGCTGCCGATGGATTCTATACAGTATCCGTTCTCAACGCTAATCAGTATACGGTTACCAGTCTTTCTAGCGGAACCCTGAGTGGTAATGTCAACAGAAAGAGAATTATTGACCTGTCTAGAGCAATCAATACTTCTGCATCTAACGCGGCAAACTGGACACAGTTAACGTCCACTAATATTGATGCATCCAATATTGTTGCTGGTACAATCGACCCAGAAAGAATGGCAGGTAAGGGTACTGCTAACTCTTACACATTCCTTAGAGGTGATTCTTCTTGGGAGTATGCACTGCAATCTGTCAGACCTACTACACAAGATGCTCTTGTGATTAGTGGATCTCTGTCGGATAGTAGTTACATTGACACTATCACTATTACTGCTGGTGGTACAGGATATACAGATGGTACTTATCAGAACATCCCAATGGATGGTGGTAATATCTCGATCACTAGTGATAGTGTTGCTCGTGCAACATACATCGTTTCTGGTGGCGTAATCACTAGTGCATCGGTAACTGACTCTGGTACAGGATACACTGGCAACTTCTCTGTTGTTATCCCATCTGAACTTGGTGGTGGTACTGGAGCAATCCTGAACGCAGTTAAAGGCACTATCAACCGTGCGTATGGTAACATTGAAGTTGATATCAAGAAAGGTGATAACTTAACACCTTCTTCATCTGTTTATGGTAACTATGGCGTATTCCGTTTCCGTAAGGATGTTGCAAACCAAGCTGTTGGTAACCAAGATCAAGGCGGTTTCGTTATCGACAACAATGGTAATGTCGCTCTCGACCAGGGTCCAGGTTCTGAACTGAACGCTGACAAACTCGATGGTAACCAAGGCACTTTCTATCAAACAGCAAATAATATTCTGTTTGGTACACTCGATCCAGCACGTCTGGCAAATACTACCTACAACATCTCCATCTCTGGTACAGCGGATACCGCGAACAGAATCTTCAACGAAACTGCTTCACCTGGTTCTAACCCAGGACCTTCACAGGCAACAAACGGTGTTGCTGCAGCACTTAGAAACAACGCTGCTACAGGTCTTAGCGATGGTGGCACTACACATGGCGTTGTTACTTACAGAAGACAGGCAACAGGCACTGCATCCACTCAGTTAGGTTTCACTGATAACAATAACCTTTATATTAGAGGTAACACTGGCGGCAACGCTGTGTATACCAACTGGGCGAAGATCTGGTCTTCTGCTAACGATGGTCCTGGTTCTGGACTGGACGCTGACCTGTTAGAAGGTAAGCAGGGTCTCTGGTATCAGTCTGGTTACAACGTTGGTGACACCCGTGCAGGAATCAATCATCCAATCGGTGATATGTTCTTGCCAGAAGTTCTTGGTCAAGACAAGATGGTCTTCGAGAACTTCTATGTCAATGACACTGGTAACAAGTATACCTTCTATATTCCAGATTTCCATTGTAGAACTGGTACTGGTGGTAACATCAATCCAAATGGTACATACACAATCTACTCTGATGTTGGTGCGACCAATAACATCGGTTCAATTGTAGTTGATTCTAACGGTGTCCAGGAATTAACTCACACTACAGGTGAGATTTACTCTCTGGTCACTGGTACAGTTGCATTCGTTGGTTCTAACAGCAATGCTAACGTATATGTCTTTGGTCCTAACCCAGGAACCAAGTGGACAGTTTCTTCTTCCAACAAAGTTTCTAGCGGTTCTACCACAATCATCGGTCTTCGTGACGATGCTAACGGTGCAAAACTGCAGCTTGGTAAGGCAGCAACTTCTACCACACCAACGATTGACTTCAGATCTTCTGGTCAAGCACCCGTCTATGACGTTCAGATGATCGTCTCTGGTGGTAATTCCTCCAACGGCAACGGTACTCTCAGAATCAATGCTGGTGACCTTACCATTAATGGTAACACCGTCTGGCATTCTGGTAATGATGGTTCTTCCTCTCAGTTAGATGCTCACTATCTTGATGGTTATACTCAGAGCACTGCTGCTACAGCAAATACGATTGCTCGCAGAGATGCATCTGGACACTTAACTGTTAATGATCTTACCGCAGACCAAGGTACCTTTGCTAACAATGGTACATCCGCATTAAGCATTGCTGATCTTAATGGTTTTACACTTGGTAAGAACGCTGCGACTGGTACCGCTCCCCACGGGATAATGAATATCCGAGGTAAGCGATTTACCAACAGAGGATTCATTGTATTCGGTAATGACACTCGTGAGTTTGGATGGGATGAAAGTGCTCTGAGATATAACGGATTCTACCTCAGAAGTACAAATGTTGGTATTGGCGACAACAATCCACAATCTCCTCTTACAATTACAAGGCAAACCGTTAGCGGTGCTACTTCTTGGGTAGACATGAGTGATGGTCGTTCTACTTACGCCAGAATCACTATGGGTGCAAATGGAACTTCTCCATTCATGACATTTAGCGATACTGACAACGATGTAGGTTGGCAGTTGGGTGCTGACGATAGCGACCAATCCTGGTTTATTGTCAAAGGATTTACTAGTGCAAATGGAGCACTAACAACAAATTTCCAAGGTTCTAAGGACAGCGCATCCCTGGCAATTTACTCTGCAACAAACAGAGTATTCATGAACAAAGGTAACAGTGTTAGCACTGGTGCGGGTTCTACTTTAAACGTTGGTGGCGCAATTGAAACTGACAATCAACTTAAATCTACTGTTGCAACTGGTACTGCACCACTGTCAGTCAGTTCCACAACTAAGGTTACTAACCTGAACGCCGACTTACTTGATGGTTATACTGCTCTGGGTCTTCCATACTTCGGTTCTACTGTAAACACATGGTTGAGCGACGCTGGTGGTCAACCAAGATTCTATTTCGGTAATAACTCTCACACATATTTCAGAACTGGTGATAACTTCTACTGGAGATCTGATAACGATACCAGCATGGGTTCTGTTGATGGTAATGGCGGTACTTGGACATTCTACTCTGGTAGCGACCAAAATCAGACAACATATAGAGTTGAAGTTCGCGGTCAAAACGGTCTGAACATCAAAACAGATTCTGTTGGATTGAATAGTGGTCAGAGAGACGTTGTTCTCCGTTCCAATGGTGACAAGCAGTGGATTGATACCTATGGCGTATTCAAGCGCAATAGAACAACAGTGGCTGAAAACATTACTGTTCAAAATGGTGATAACTGCATGTCCGCTGGTCCTATCACTATAAATAATAATCAAGTGGTGACTATTAACAACGGCGGTAGTTGGAGCATCGTATAAGATATGGCATCAAGAATTAAAGTTGATGAAGTAACTAACTTAGCACAGTCGGGGGCAGTGTCTTTCCCGACTGGTGGTGCATCTTTTAGTGGTAATGTAAATGTTACTGGAAATATTGATTTCAGTGGAACTTTACTGCAAAATGGTCAACCATTTGTAACTCTACCTACCCAAGATGCAACTAATATCGGTGCAGTTCTTAGATCTGGCGGTACTAGTGGTAATGCATATTGGGATTTAGGTGGAGAAGGAACTGCTGAAGGTTTCTCTCAAGCAAAATATAAAGCAGGTTTTAACATTACTAAAGGATATACTTGCTGTGGATATAGAAGTTCTAGTTCTTGGAGAAATGTAAATCGCTTAGTGCACTCTACATTCACTCAGACCAATCTGGGTGACCTTTCCAACTGGTCAGGTGCATATATCGATGGCAAACCAAATACTGCCATGACTGGTTATATCTTTGCAACAGGTAACTCCTGGGATGCTACGACTAACCAGGTTTCCAAAATTAACATGAATACCGATAGTTCTGCTGGTGCTGCTACTAGTATGACCTATACTAGAAACCGTGCTACATCTATGTGTAGAGATTTCCTCTATGCATATGTTCATGGCGGTGGTAACTCTAGCAATCTGGTTAAGTACAACTTGTCGAATGAGAGTAGTGCTGCTGGACCTGGACACCCAGATGGTACGCAGAACAACCCTGCAGGTGGTCAAGGTGCTACAGTAGGTTGGATTAGAGGTGGTGGCGCAAGAGCTTTTAATTTCTCCACCGAAACATTCTACGCTTGGACAGATAGTCCAGGAACTGACGGTACGAACAAAACACTTTCTAGTAGAAATGGTTTTGCATATTGGAACACTGGCGGCGGTTATCGTACTTCCTCTGACTGGCATGTAAGAGATTCTTACAATGGTGGTCGCAGAGCAAGTGTCTCTAAGAATGGCATCACAACTGGTGAGGAATCAATGCACACTGGTAATGAATATGGTTTCATTACTGGAATGTATGATGGAAACCAGAACAACAATGGTTACTTGTTCACATACGCAAGTCATTCATTCCAAAGAGATTCTAGGATGGATAGTTTGGGAACTAGCGGTAGAGCATCTGCTGCTGCTATAGAATGTGGAACTCTTCAGTACGGTTACACGGGAATGTAAAATGAGGAAGTATTACGTAGCAAGGAATTGTCCATACATTGACAAACTCACGTCCGTAGATTTGTCGTGGAACATGTATGGACTTACAGTTTTTTCCATTGAATCGCAATGGGAAAGAGATCTCGTGTATCTTACCAAGTCTTATGAAGAAATTTCTGAAGACGTTGGTAGATGGGGAGTAAAGCACTTTGGTGAAGTTCGCGCAGAAGTAAAGGTAACTGATGAAGATCCTCTCAGTGAAGATGAAGAGTATGCACTTTCTCAAGGTGGACCTAAGGTAAAAATTAAATTACCGAAAGAGCGCATCGACGCAGCAATTTCTTTTATGAAGATTGCTGCTAAATTGGTAATTGAAGATCAGTTTGATCGCAAATTCCTCACACTCAAGGCTGAAGAATCTAAACTTGAGCAGTATCTTTGGGCAACTCAAGTCAGAGAAGCAAACAATTTAGAAGGTGATACACCCATCCTAAATAGTATTGCAGCAGCAAAGAATATTTCTGTTGCCGAAGTTGCAGAAAGCGTTCTCGCTGGTCATACTAAGTTTAACGAAAAGGTTTCAGCACTTTATAAGGAGATGCTAGACCTTAAACAAAAATTTAAAGAAGCATCTACAATCAAGGATCTCAACGTTTTGTGGAGAGATTATATGGGCATTCCATTACCATCTTCTCAACAAATTGAAAGAGGTGAAGTTCTTGAAGATGAGTACACTGCAACTTACACCACTCCTGGATTGCAATTTTAAATAAAGTTATGATTACATCTGATGAAATTGAAGCTCTCGTAGAGGGCTCAATGGAATATGGAATGACCCACGAACAAATTAAAAATTTCGTAGTCAATTCTCACGTTACTAAAAATAGAAAACTTCGCCAAGTTCTGGTTGAAGTAGAAAGAAGAAATCACGATAGGAAGAAAGTTCTCTTCGACATCGAGCGTAAGAAAATTGAAATCGAAAGATTGGAAGCTCAACTCGAAGTTACAGAAAATGAGTTTGATCGTCGTATGATTCAAGTCGATATTGAGGATGGTAAATTAGACTTTGGTAAGTTTAAAGTTACAATCGCTCAATATGACAATGAACTTCAAGCGTTCATGGATTGGATTAACCAAAACTATTCTTCTCTCGAAGAAATTGAAGAGGGTGCAAAAGTAAACGAAGAAGATGAGCGAAAGTATTGGGTTGCTCGTATGGGTAAACAAGCAGCAATGGATGTCTACTGCACTGGACGCATTGGTATTGGTAATCTAGATTCAATCGCTATGATGCGAGAAGAGGATCAATTTGCAACTTTGAATGTTGCGATGCAATACTCTGGTCTTTTGAATGCTGGTATTGGTAAAATTCAAAGTCAAATTCAACCAGAATTAGATAAGATGATGATGAATGGATCTGCTCCTCGCATTCCAACATTTGATAATATTGAGGACAGTCTCAATATTCAACTATTTGATAAATTGAAAGGATCTAATAATGGACACAAGAGTATTCAGTCTTCCAATCAATCCAAAACTCAGTGAAGAGTTTGTCGAAGAGACTTTTCTACCTTTCCTAAAAAAATATAGAGATTATATATTTGATCTCTATTTTACATGTCGCATCCCCCCATTCATGCAAGATGCAATGGGGGATTGTTTTCAGATAGATGAGATCGTAGGAACTTCTGCGTTGTATATTTCAGCGCAATCAGATATTCCTTTGTCGGCAACTTTTAATAATTTATATGTAAGACCCGATCAAAATAATTTAGATACCTGGATTAAAAGTTTTAAGCCGTACTATGACGCTGGTGTAAGAGTTGTAACTCTACCTCATACTACATGGGTTTCTACGGGTCAGATTCAAAAAGAATATCCAGAACTTTTTATTAAGAACACTATTCTGCGTGAAGTAACTAGAGCGAATGAAGTAGTTGCTCTGGCAAAGGCAGGATTTCATTACGTCAATCTCGATAGAGATTTGATGAGGGATCAACAACAACTAAAAGAAATTAAGAGAGCCAAAGAATATTGTGAGCGTATTGGCAAACCAGTAAAACTCTCCATGTTGGTTAATGAAACATGTTGGGGTGGTTGTCCTATCATGCCTGAGCATTATCATTACAACAGCACCAGAACTGGAGATGATCCAATTTTCTTTGCCAGTGCTATCAGTAGGGTGTCATGTTCTACGTGGGATGTACAGCATCCAGAATATGATTTGAAGCAAGCAAATCTTCCTCCATGGAAAAGAGATTGGGAAGAGATGTTAGATCTTGGTATTGATGTATTCAAGATGCATGGTAGAGAAAGTGCCATGCGTTTACAGGAAAGTATGGACCTTATCGAAAGATGGGCAAATAATGAAGAATACATGTTCCCTGAATATAAGAAATATCAGGCAGAACTCCAGATGAAAGAATCTCCCATCAATATGTGGAGAGAAAAAATTAAAACTTGCAAATTCGATTGTTGGGATTGTAACTACTGTGAAGCAGTCGTAGATTCTCACATGAAGAAAACAGATCTACATGTACATCCACATGTAGAAACTTGCATCGATGCCTTTGAGAACTCTGGCAAGTATCTTTCTAATCATACATCTGCACCAGTTCCTGGATTAACTTCTCCTAGAGTTAGACACTTCCTCAATAATATATGCTCACAGGAGGGTGCAGTATATCTTGAGGTTGGTGTGTTTGCAGGATCTACTTTCTGTGCAGCAATTGAAAATAATGACATGGTTGCAGCATATGCAAATGACAACTGGTCCGAACCAAATCTACAACCAGCAAGAGAAGATTTACAAATTGAAGTAACAGGTGATATGGACACCTTCGTATCTAATGTAGAAAGAGTTTCTTCTAATTTAAATTTTGACATTAGCATTCTTAATGGAGATGCTGAATCTTTAGATCAATCAAACTTTGAACACAAAGTTAACGTTATCTTTTATGATGGCGACAATGATCCAAGCGCAATGTGGAGATTTTATGAGAGGATGGAATTATTCACTGATGATGTTTTTACTTTGATCGTAGATGATGCCAACGTAGAACAAGTAGTAAAAACCACTAAAGACTTTGTAGATTCAAAAAGTTGGAAACTCTTGTATGAAAGAGAGTTATTAAACAATCAAGAAGATGAAAATATGTGGTGGAACGGATTATACGTTCTAGTTTTATCTAAATAGATATAAGAAAGAGTATACGTAGACATCATGTCCACAATTAATGCGTCAACTTTTGCGGCTGGTAATGCAAAGCTGACCTCAACTGGTTTTAAACTTCCCGCATATGCCTCTGGATCTAGACCAAGTGGCGTTGACCAGGGTACCTTAATCCTCAACTCGGATACTGGCAAAGTTGAGTTATGGAATGGAAACAGTTGGGTTGTTATTGGTGGTGGTTTGGCAGATGGTGAAAGTGAGGACAGAGCGTTTGCAAACCTCTCAGATCTTCCAGGTGGTCAATCTGGTATCAAGAAACTGTATACTACTCTTAATAATCAGGTAGCACCATTCCAGATTGCAGTTAACTTTGATGTTTCTGGTGGACCTTATTATATGGCAAGTTTTATCATGCCAGATTCGGTTGCTTGGATCACAGATTCAGTTAACGGAACAGTTGCTAATGGCAGCTATAATAACAATAATAACACACAAAGTTCTACAGGTAGACCAAGTAGAACAGGTAACATGCCATATAGAGGCTCTTCTGTAAGGATTGGTGAAGTATATACTGAAAATTATATTAATAATGTCTCCAATGCTGACGCTAGAGGTTGGTATATGGGTGGTGCTGGATATAATACTGGATGGTTAAGTATTAGTTACTACAATCATGCAACTGAAAGTGCATTCACCCAGGCACAAGTTACGGCACTGAGATCTATTTGTACTGAGATGGCACCTCAAACTCCACACACTGCTATGGAAATTGATGCTCAAGGATTGGGATCTCAAACAAACTGGTATGGTAGTGACTTCACTGGCAACATTGGTGGTCATGCAAACTGGATTAGAGACGCATCCAATAACATTATTAGATCAACACCATCAGAAAATGCTTCTGACGAAAGAGGTGCATGTTGGTTCTGGAGACCTGGTTTCTATCAAGCATCACTGTTTGGTGGTGGTAGTTTTGACTATAGTCCAGGCAGCGCTAGCAGTCCAAACATCAATAATGGACTACCAGCATCATTTATCTTCCCCAAAGATGTTAAGTTCAGCGGAACGACTGGTGGAGGATCTGCTTTCGGTACAGCATACCACACTGATACTGGTTTCACCAATAGATACAATGATAGAAATTATTTCTTGGTGAAGTAGTGCTATAATATTATAAAAGAAATTTGTTATGTCTGAAAATTTTATCATGGAGGTTCCTAAAGCCTTCAGTAAAAAGTTTTGTGCAAGACTTATTAATAGATTTGAGAAAAATCCACAACAACACTCAAAGGGAGTTGTTGGGCAAGGGCAAAGAAATATCAAAGGCGTTGATCCGAATGTAAAGGATGATACTGAGATTCAGTTTGATCCATCCTTTATGGACACGGATTGGGCAGATGATTTAATGATCATCATGAAGCAAGTAGATGCAAATCTCAGAAAGTATGTTGAAAAATATAGTTTTATTGATGAGCATACTCAGAAAGATTGTGGTTTGAAGGGCATCGCAGATCTTGCATTAGAAGGTGGATTCAACCTTCAACGTTTTGATCCAGGCAAAGGATTTTTTACCTGGCATACTGAAACTAGTTCGGATAGCAATTCCTTTCGTCAAATTGTGTGGATGATTTATCTCAATGATATTGAAGAGAAGGGTGGAACTCTTTTCAAATATCAAGATCTCAGAATTGCACCTGAGGTAGGAAAAATGCTAATTTGGCCAGCAGGTTGGACGCATTTTCACAAATCAGAAGTTGCACCTAAAGAAACCAAATATATAATTACAGGGTGGTACCAATACAAACCCGAAGAAACTCCACCACCACAACTTCCCATTGCGATGGGATAAATACCTCAGTTATTATTTAAAACTATGACTACAGAAGACATGGTGAAAGACTTCACCGATCAGTTGAAAGAACAGAAGGCAACAATCGTTGAATTGGAATCTGCCCTGAAGACTAGAAAGGAGCAAGTGCTTCGATTGGAGGGTGCAGTAGAAGCACTGAACATGACAATCAAGGCGGCAGCAGAAGATGGCGATAAAGAAGTCGAGTGAACTGCGTCAGCAGGAGCACGTCAATTCTACACAGATAGCAGTTCCATTTGATGGAACTGCAGAGACGTGCCCCTACAAGACGGGTGATGAATATCAAGGTAGACCAATTGTTGCGATTGGATTTACCAAAAACATTTATGGTCATCACTACCATTTAATTGTTGAGCGGGATAAAACTCATTTGAGAACAAAGTTTGTTTTCGATGACAAGCACGATCTCAAGTTTACTAAACCAGTCGAAAGAATGGCTAAAACTCCCGACATTCGTAAATACTTGCCAAACCCTGCTGATGCCAACAGAACTTAGAGCATGGACAAACGGTGATCTAGATAAGATTGTAACAAAAACAGATGGATATTGGGTGGAGTATTCAGATGGCACACGTTTACTCGATGTGCAATCTGGAAACTCCGCTTATATTTTAGGGTATGGAAATCAAGAAGTATTGAACTCCCTGAATTCCGATGTCAATTTTGTTAGAGGAAACCGAGGAGAGACCTGTGAGTTAGCACAGGAAATGGTCAAGCATGTATGCGAGACTGGTAACTGGGACGTATTGTCCTGGGCAATCTCTGGTTCATCTGCAGTAGAATCTGCAATCAAGATGAACGATCAATACTGGGGAAATCCAGAAAATTACATCGTTACATTCACACCCAGTTTTCACGGTACAACATTTTTATGTCGTGCCATGGGTGACGATGATAACTATGTGAAGAGAATTAAAAAGGTACCGACACCTCTGTGGAAGAAAAAGGAAGATCAGATTTCTGCAGAAAGAAAGTCGTTTAAATATTTGCAACTCTTACTCAAGACATATAGGGGTAAGGTAGGTTGTGTTGTGATGGAAACTCTACCTTGGTTGAAAGGTGGTATACCCTGGTCACCATCCTGGTGGAAGATGGTTAGACATCTCTGTGATGAAGAAAACGTATTGTTAATTGTTGATGATGTTGCTTGCTGTTGGGGTAAGTCTGGTCATTGGCACGGATGGCAAAAGTATGGTGTGCAACCAGACATCGCTGCATTGGGTAAATCATTAACTGCTGGATATACTCCTTTAGGATGTTCTGTCGCTAATAAAAAAGTTGGCGATGTAATTAGGAATAAAGATTGGGAGTTTGGTCATACTTGGCAACCAACTATGACAGGAATCAAAGCGATGAGTAAAGTCGTAGAGATTATCCAAAGAGAAGATCTGTTTTCTCTCACATCTCACATTGAGTTCTGCCTCAAAATGGTTGCGGAAAATTTATTAGATAGAAAGTATATTACATCATATAGATGTAGTGATCTTTTTCTGTCTTTAGATCCACAAGAAAAGTATATGGATGCTAATGGAGATCTCAGTATGGAAGCATTTATGAAGTCTGGGTTATCTCTTACTAAGACTAGAAATGGATCTATTAGAATAATTGCTAATTTCAGATCAGATGCAATCTTTTTTGAGCAGATGGAGAAACGTCTTATCAAGTTCTTCCAAAGGCAATAGTATAAATACACCTGAGGGTATAATTGAGATGGCGGATGAAAACGGCACTCGTCAGGGTATCTGACAACTATGATCTAGAGACGGCGAAATCTGATATCCTGGAGAGATTCGGATACTTGACGTTTGATAAAATGTTCCCATCTTTTAAGATGATTACATTTACTTGCGATGATCAATATCAACTCTTAACGGAAACTTCAGTCAGAGCGCTTCCATATATTCAAAGATTTCGTTGGGATGCTGAGGATAAATTCTCTTTGCATCCAGTAGAAGATGGTGCAACTGCAACTGTTGAGACCAGTGGAGAACTTTCCCTCAACTCCGAAGGTGGTCTAAATGCAGTTACTAATACTAGGAACTTAACTGGCAGTGGATCTGGAACACTCTACGTAAAAGTCCAGAACATTGGTGGTTTGAATTTCTATGTGTTCTCACAGACCCAAGGTGGAACTTATAGTAGGTATTCTTCATTTAGCGGATTTGTACAAGGCGCTACCTATACATTTGATACTAGTGATGCCAGTAATGCCACTCACCCATTCAGATTGTCAGAAACTCCAGACGGTACTTGGACAACTGGAGGAACTGAATATACTACAGGTGTAACAGTTAATGGAACTGCAGGTAGTACAGGATCTTACACCAGAATTGTTGTAGGTACAAGTACACCATCAGTCTTCTATTATTATTGTACCAATCACCCAGGTATGGGAAGATATCAGATTTCACCTGATAGATTTGGAACCTTTAATATTCATGACTATTGGCACCTGGATAGAATTACAAAGCAGGATAGGCAATATTTAAATGGAGAGTTCAGCACGACCGTCGATGGTGACACAGTAGACATCTATGTCATTGACACTGGTGTCCGTGGTGCAAGTAGACCTACGGGTAACAATGCGGCTCTACATCCAGAACTATTTGATCCAAACTTTGTATCCGATCTTAATGGTACATCGGAACAACAAAACTATAGGGTATTTGAAGTTCCAGGATATACATCTCCTTATAGCACAAATGAAGATGACAATGGTCATGGTACGTGGTGTGCTATCTGCTCTGCAGGACGAACAGCAGGCGTTGCAAGAGAAGCGAAGATCTATGCACTAAAAGCATTTAGCTCAGGTCTCAGCGCCTCCTACACCGCTATCCTGGACGCCTATCAAAAGGTCCTTGACCACAATACAAGTGGCAATGCAAACTACAAAGGCAACAACAGAGCAGCAGTTATCAATGCTTCTTTTGGACCAACAATTCCTTCCCAAAACTATCCTTACGTAGAACTTAATGACGCTGGCAATGACAGCGGTACTGATGAAGAGATGCTCGATGACATGGAGAGCACTCTAGTTGCAGCAAATATCATGCTGGTTAGATCTGCTGGTAATGGATTCCAAAACAGCAGTGATGCATTTGCTGGTCCTTTGATGGGTAAAGTTGTAGCAGGCACGAGAACTGCTGGTTATGCTGACGCTACATCTACAGGTCAGATCAACAATGTAGATGTTAACCAAAATAAGATTTCTGTCGGAGCATCATCTTATAATGATAGATGGGCAGACTTCTCCAACTATGGATCTGGTGTAACTACAGTTGCTCCAGGTTCAGGCATTTTAGTACCACAATACGATTGGACTACAAATACTCCATATAATAGTACAGCTAATTATACCACAATTAATGGTACCTCATTTTCTGGTCCTATTGTTACAGGTATTATTGCTGCATGGGCAGACAGTAATGGATATACACTGACAACAAATACTCTGACAGCTCTGTCTAAGAGCTTCATTAGAGGAACTGGTAGCACTGGTGATATCACAAAAGGTGCACACGTAAATTATCCAACAAATAGTATTGTAGATAAAAAACTACCAACAGATCCATTTGCAGTTACTGTAGGTTCTGATCTAGTTGTTATGAGTTTTAACTCTGCAGATTCTAGTTACTTCCTGAATAACGTTGGACAACAGTTACAATTAAGAACTAGTAGTGGTTTGACCTCACTCGTTCTTGGCGGAGTATCTGCAACCACTTTCAATATCACTGTAACTGCACCGTCATCATCTGCATACAACTTATCTGGTACAGATAGAAGTGGAAACATTGCAGGAAATAATGTAGCGGTAACTTGTAATGTAGGTGATACTCTTAATTTTAACCTCAGTGGTGTATCCACTTCACACCCATTCTATCTTAGAGATAGTGACGGTGGTCCAAACGTCAGCACTCCTGCTGCTACAGGTCAAGGTTCTACGGGCACTGCAACTGTCTCTTGGACACCAATTACTTCAGGAACTTACTATTACCAGTGTGGTGTCCACTCCGTTATGATTGGTAGCATTACAGTTACCAACACTGGATCTGGTATTGATATTGTTTCTGAATCTCAGGAAGGGTGGTTTACTATCCAGGCACAATGCGCCGTAAACAATACACTCACTATTCAAACATCAGGTGCTACTCCTAGTTCTACCACAACTGGTGGTGGTGCAAATAACTATGCTGCTATCATTAAGTCCGCAGATAAAAGTCATGAAGCACAAGATGGTGTAGTTGCGACAGGTGTAACTTTAAGATCTCAAACTGATACACAAGAAGGGCAAGGTACAGGTTCATATACAAACATCAAATATATCCCAGTAGATACTGGTGTTGACTTTGAACCCACATCCACTGCCGATAATATCACAAAGTCTCTTGGCGCATTCTATCCATTTATTGATACAACCATCACCTGGGCGACTGCTGCAGGAACTATTGGTGGATCTGGATACAACAGCGGAGATACTGTCAATATAGATCTTGGTGCATCCGTTTTAAGAACATTTGCAAATGAGCCAGTTTTTGAAAACTACGTGCTCTCTGGAGATTCTATTGGCGCTAGTGGTCTTACCTTCAATACTTCTACTGGTATATTATCTGGTACCATTACTTCCGATTACCTCGATACCACTTTTAACATCACAGTAACAGAGCAGACTACACAGAATGCTCGATCATATAGTTTCACTACTTTAGGAACGGGTGTTCTTGTTACAATTACGAACCAACCTACTGCCGCTAGCGTAGAAGCAGGATCTGGTAGTACAGCAACATTCGGTCCAGTTGCTGGTACAAGTTCAGACGGATCTACCATTACATATCAATGGCAAGTTAGTCAGGATAATTCTGCCTGGTCTAACATTACCAATACTGGTGGTTATAGTGGAGCAACTACGGCAACACTAACAGTAGATGATGATTTTGCAAAAAATGCATACTACTTCCGTTGCGAGCTCGATACTAATACTGCAGTTTCTCCATCATATACAAACTCGGTACAACTAACAGTATTCCGTGTCATCACAGTTTCTACCCAACCTACAGATCAACAACCAGTAGCACCTGCTGCAGCAACATTTACAACTGCTGCTAGCACATTGGATAGTGCATTAGTCAGCTATCAGTGGCAAAAGCAAGAGGCAGGAACTTCTACTTGGTCAGATATTGGTGGTGCAACTACTATATCCTATACAACAGGAACTACATCATATGATGCAGATTTTGGTGATAGTTATCGCTGCAAATTGAATGCAACTGGCGCTACCGAAACATTCACAAACGCTGCATTGTTGAATGTAACTAGAACAATCAACATTACATCTCAACCAACTAGCACAACAGGTGCAATCGGAGGTACTAGAACATTTGGTGTTGCTGGTAATACTTCTGATAATGACGCTGGAGATATCACGTATCAGTGGCAGAGATCTATTACTCAAGGTGCTTCCTGGAGTGACATCAATGGTGCTACTGCATCTTCATACACAACACCAGCATTAGATTCTACATACGATAACAACCAATTCCGTTGTTTGCTTTCTGCTCCAGGAGCAACCACTGTTCCATCCAACGCTGCAACTTTACAAGTTGAGACAGTAACTCCTATTGTCACAACACAACCTTCAGATGCCACTGTAGACGAAGGAACTACTGCTACGTTTACAACTCTTGGTGACACCACAATGACACCAATCGGCGGTAACGCTGCATCCTCTTCGTTCGATACAGAATCTTTTACCACTCCTAGCGGTGGTGGTGGTGGTTCTGATGAGCAATTTGCTGGTGGTTTTAGTGATCATGAACCTAATGTCACATACCAATGGCAGAAGTCTGATGATGCTGGTGCTAACTGGTCTGATGTTCCAGGTGCAACTAATGCATCATACACAACAGGAACTCTAACATACGCTAACGACAACCAAGATCAGTATCGTTGTGAAATTGATGCTGTTGGCGCAGTAAGTCCCGCTTATACAAATGCAGTAACTCTAACTGTAGAGAGAACTCTCAGCATCCAGACAGATCCTGCAAACCAAACTGGTAATGAGGGTAGCACATCCACATATAATGTAACTACAACTCAAAGTAGTGGTACTCCTACCTACCAATGGGAGAGATCAGATGATGGTGGTGCTAACTATAGTCAAATTGGTGGAGCAACATCTGCGTCATATACGACACCTACACTGGTCTATGCTGACGATAATAATGATCGTTATAGAGTTGTAGTTTCTCTGGTTGGTGCGGCATCTAGTGTTACATCAAATTATGCAACTCAAACAGTTCTGCGTGTAATTAATATTACCACGGAACCACAAGACATTGCAGTTATTGAGGGTGCTACAGCAACCTTTAATATTGCTGCAACAATCACTAGTGATTCTATTACATACCAGTGGCAAATCTCAACCAATGGTGGTGGTGCATGGTCTAATATCAATGGTGCTAACGGAGCATCGTATACTACACCTGCTACAACATATCCAACTACACCATCGGAACAATTCCGTTGTGTTCTTACAAACCCTGCTGCAACAACAGTAACTTCTACAGCAGCAACTCTGACAGTTAATGAATCTGAATTTGTATCTGCACCATCTCAGGTAACTCCTTTCGTTGATCCAGATACAAACAGAACTCTTTCTAGACAACCAGTTATCACGACAAGCGCGTTTGTCTCTGAGTATGCTGGGTCCACACACTTCTCTAGTTTCTGGAGAATTAGAAGAACTGCAGATAACGTAACTGTCTACGATACTGCTGCAACGTTTGCTCAAGGTGATACTGGTAACAAAACTAGCTTTACAGTTTCTGGTGGAATTCTAGATTTTGATACTGCATATTATGTGCAAGTCAAGTTTAGAGATAACAATGGTCTTGAGAGTGCTTACTCTACTCAAGCAAACTTTACTACACCATTTGTCGATCAACCAAACATCCAGACTATTACACCAGCATTCAATCCAACAGTTAATGTTGATGCTGCACAGATCAAGTCTGGTTATGTACACACCTCTAGTGATTGGCAGTTCTCACCAAATAGTGCATTCTCCAGTATTGTGCACCAGTCCCTCGGTAACACTGCAAACCTTACATCATATACACTTCCAAACAGTGTAAACTTGACCGCTGACACTACATATTATGTACGCATCAGATTCAACGTCAATCCACAGTAAACATGGCACAACCTAGCACCAGGCAGGAACTGATTGATTACGCTCTGCGTCAACTCGGTGCACCTGTATTAGAAATCAATGTCGATGATGATCAGATTTCTGATCTGGTAGATGACGCTATTCAATATTACAATGAGCGTCACATGGATGGTTATATCAGAACCTTCCTGAAAGTTCCCATGTCTCAGGTTGTCATTGACACCATGACTACGGATACTGATACAACTGTGACTAGTGCAACCTCAGCGGGCACTGACATTACATACAAAACTCAGAACAACTATATCAAACTTCCAGACTATATCACAGGCGTAGTCAAAGTATTTGATTTTGTTTCTAAGAATGTCACTAACTTGTTTGACGTTCGCTATCAGTGGAGACTAAATGATCTTTGGGATCTTACAAACACAGAGATCCTGACATATGAGATGGTCAATCGCAGATTAGAAGATATCTATTTCTTACTTGAGGGTCAGAAGCAGGTTAGATATCAGATGCGTGGTGACCGTTTATATCTTGACATCGACTTTAAAGAAGATGTTGCAGATGGAGACTTCTTAGTTCTTGATTGCTATCGAGCAGTTGATCCATCTGACTTTGCTGCAGTATACAATGACCTTTGGGTCAAGCGTTATCTTACTGCATTGATTCGTAGACAATGGGGTGCTAACTTAATTAAGTTCCAGGGAGCACAGCTGCCTGGTGGCATCACTATGAATGGTGAATTTATTTACAATGAGGGCAAAGAAGCAGTCCAGAAACTTGAGGACGAAATGCTTTCTAGTCATGAATTCCCACCAATGGATATGATCGGATGAGAAACGTATTCTTCACACACGGCACTCGCAACGAACAATTCCTCCAACAGAACCTTGTGGAGGAATATCTTAAGATGTTTGGAATGGATATTCTATACATTCCCAGGCAACTTATTAGAAAGGATGGCGTGTTCAATGAAGAAATCATTTCTGAGTTTGACGATTCATATATTATTGAAGCATACCTAGAGAACAATGAAGGATTTCAGGGCGGCGGTGACTTACTGACTAAGTTTGGAATCAGACAAACAGATGAGATTACAATGGTGATCTCACAGCAAAGATTTTCGGATTTGATTTCTCAGTTCTTACTGTTAGACACAGATGTAGAAGTAGGAGAGAGACCTCAAGAAGGAGATCTTATCTACTTCCCACTTAGCAGTAACTATTTTGAGATTAAGTTTGTAGAACATGAAGAACCATTTTACCAGTTAGGTAAGGGTTACATATTCAAACTGCAGTGTGAGCTCTTTGAATATCAAGATGAGCAGGGAGATATCTTTGAGGGTGATGAAGATCTGGTCGATACTGGATATACGGTCAAGCATTACTATCTACCACAAAATGGAATTAGTGCTACAGGATCTGCAAGTGTATACAATGGTGCACTAGAGCAACTGTACATCTCAGAAAATGGTAGTAAGTATATTGAAGCACCAACGGTGACTATTGGTGGAGATGGTACAGGTGCTACAGCATCTGCATATCTCATCAACATCACAGTCTCTGGTGGAACTCCAACTAAATCTGCTGTCATTAGGGGTACAGTAAAAGAGGGATCTCTAAGGTCTGTCAAGATTGTTGATGCTGGCGAAGGATATGATGAAGATAGGGCAACGATTGCTATCAGTGCACCTGCATCAGGTGGTGTTGTGCCTACATTAGTCCCAACATTTACAAATGGGAAGTTGACAGCACTCAACATTACAGGTGAGGGATCTGGTTATAAGAGTGTCGCATTGTTAGATATTGATACTCCTGGTACTGGTTATACTAATGCAACTGTACAAATTTCTGCAGCACCTGTAGGTATCACAGGTTCGTTTAAGATTGGAGAATCTGTCACTGGCGGTTCCACTGGCGCTGTGGCACAACTTGTGGAGTGGGATGCTCAAGAGGCATGGATCAAACTCGAGTCCCCCACTGGCGCATTCGCGATTGGTGAAACAATCATGGGTAGCACATCTGGTGCAACTATCATCCTAGATAATAGAGATGAGATGGCAAGTACCGATACTAAATATTATGAGAATGTTGCCTTTGAAGATCTTGGGGACGACATTATTGACTTTACTGAAACGAACCCATTTGGAGTAGCTACTTGACATGTTAGGGACATATACATATAACCAGATTATTAGAAAGTGCGTCATTGGATTTGGCACACTGTTTAATGATATTGAGGTTCGCAAGAACAATGCAGACGGAAGCACCTATAGCAGAATGAAGGTGCCTCTGGCGTATGGTTCTCGCCAAAAGTTTTTAGCAAGACTAGAACAGCAAGCAGATCTCAACCAGAAAGTTGCGATCACGTTACCACGTCTGTCATTTGAGATGACTGGCGTCTCCTACGATGCCACTAGAAAACTCAGTGCAATCACGCTCAATCTCAAAGCAGATACTGCTAACTCAGTTAAGAAACAGTATGCTCCAGTTCCATACAATGTTGATTTTGAACTAAACATCATCTCAAAAACAAATGATGATGCTATTGAGATTGTAGAGCAGATTTTACCATACTTCCAACCATCATATAACATGACCATCAAATTGGTCGATGCAATGGAAGAGTTTAGAGATGTTCCCGTTGTCCTTAATAGTGTGAACTACACGGATGACTATGAAGGATCTATGGATGATCGTAAGTTGACAGTGTTCACATTGCAGTTTACGGCAAAAACTTATATCTTTGGTCCTGTTGGAACCTCTGGTCCTATCAAAAAAGCAAAGGTCGATTATCATACAGAAGTCGATCTTACAGCACCACGCAGAGTTTCCTACCAAGTCACACCAGCAGCAGTGTCGGACAAGAACAAGGATGCTACCACGGAACTTGCAAGTCCGATTACAAAGAGAAATCTTGTTATCGAAGTTGTAGATTCTACCGATATTCCACTAAAGACATACATCGAAATCGGAAACGAGGTCATGTATGTCAAGTCCAAACCCGATACAAATAAACTTGGTGTTCGCAGAGCACAAAGAAATACAACTGCAGCAGAAGCAGTTGCAGGTACACCAGTTGATCTAATCAACGCAGCAGATGATGCACTGTTAGATTCTGGCGACGACTTTGGTTTCAATGAGATGACTTCGTTCTATGGATAAATTTGAAGGTTTAGATGAGGCATTCGAGACAGTCTCTGAAATAGTTCCTGCTGAGGTAGAAGAACCCAAGGCAAAGAAACCTCCTATCAAAAAGGAGGAGAAAGATGACGTAGGCAAAGACTATGAATACGCCAGGGCAAACTTATATCAACTGGTGGATAAAGGACAAGAAGCTATCAACGGCGCTCTTGACTTGGCAATGTCTTCTGATCACCCTAGAGCATATGAAGTTGCTGGACAACTTATCAAGCACGTCGGAGATGTAGCAGACAAGTTGATGGCACTTCAGAAGGATACTAAGTCTGTCAGAGAAGACAAGCAAAAAGGTCCAACTAATGTTACCAATGCTTTGT